GTGTGGGCTGAAACCTTACAGGTCTTTGTGATCGATGTAATCGTTGCACCCTGTGCCAACATCGTAACTACTTTGGCGTAGTCCTTTGGTCGCTTATCGTAAAGCTGTTGGCCAGTGAATACACCTGGGCAGACTTCTTCGGTCTTTAGGTTAGCTGGTAGATTCTCGGCATATTCTACCTTTCTTGGTCGCTTTGTAGGCATAAAATCAATCGGTGTAGCAATTTGAGAATGAATTATCAATAAGGTATTTGGCAAGTACAATTAGACATAATCCTTATTATGCGTAACTCGTAAAAATCTAGTTTTGTTACGGATACATATATATATCAGTGACTTACGCAAAAAACACCACATTTCGCACTATAAAAAATATTATGATCCTGACAAACAGACAGGGGGGGAGGGGGTCAGGTTGAGCGGTCTGCCGGCCACCGCGACCGATTGTGTCCCATAAAAAAATTCTGACAAATTGCCAACCCGATGTCCGCCCACCCGCTCCATCTGCTAACATGGACATTATGCCACTCGAATGGACACCCCATCCCGCTCTCCCGCCCCTCAGCAAATCGGAACTCCTGCGGATGACTCCTGAATCGATTTTGGCGTATTGGGAGACCAGGGAGCAGGCTATTAAAGATGAAAAGGATGATCCTTACAGATGTGGCTTTGAATTGGATACCTGGAAGCGGGCAGATGAACAGTTAAAGACTCACTCGGAAATTCTCGTTATGGGAGGGAATAGGGCAGGAAAGTCTGAATGGGCAGCCAAGCGGGTAGTTCAGTGTCTCGTAGAGAACCCAGGAACGATCATATGGTGTCTTACGGAGACATCGGCCAACAGTATACAGTTCCAGCAGAAGCTAATATTTAAGTACCTACCAAAGGAGTTTAAATCGTTAGGTAGGGGTAAGGTCGGATATGTCATGTACAGCCTTCGTAATGGCTTTACTGCATCTAAATTCACACTGCCTAATCGCTCTGAGTGTATTTTTAGATTTTGGCAACAGGACATCAGCACAATCGAGGGTGGAGAGATCGGAGTTCCGCAGGAACCGGTCAACGGAACCCATAATATCGGCTATTGGGCAGATGAATTGGTACCGATGAGCTGGGTAAATACACTTCGTTTTCGGACAGTTACCCGCAATTCCAAGGGAATTATCAGTTTCACGGCCGTTGATGGCTGGAACTCGGTGGTAAAGAGTATGCTCACAGGAGCAAGAACAGTGGAATCGGCAAAAGCGGATCTTTTGGACGGGGAAGAGGTTCCCCTGGTTCAACAGCCCATCCGCAAAGCCAGCTCTGTGGTGTATTTTCATACAGCGGCCAACCCCTTTGGCGGTTGGGCGGCGATGAAGAATCAATTGGAGGGGGAGAAGAGGGAGACTATTCTCTGTCGTGCCTATGGAGTCCCTGTGAGGCAGTCTAGGGCTGTGTTCAAAAATTTGACAGACCGCAACTATGTACAGGCTGAAAATCTCCCTGATTTTACGGATGCGAATTGGGTATTATCGATTGACCCTGCTGGAGCAAAGCCCTGGACGATGGTATTATTTGCAGTTGATCCGCATGGGGTCGCCTGGGCGGTTAAGGAGTTTCCTGATTTTGACACCTGGGGTGGATGGATTGACCTGACAAAGGACAAGCTAAGTGCGGGAGAGGCGGCACAACCGAATGGGTATGGATTAAAGGATTATGCGGATGAGATTAGGCGGATGGAATCGATTTGCGGGGATAATATGGTAACTCGGATAATCGACCCGAGGTTGGGGGCGGCGAGTTATCAGAAGTCGGAGGGATCTTCCAACATCATAGACGATTTATCGGATGAGGATATCATTGTTGAGCCGGCGGAAGCGTTGGATATCGAGACGGGATTACAGGCGATCAATAATCTGCTGGCATGGGATCGGGATAAACCGATGGATTTGGATAATAAGCCCCGGCTGATGTTTTCGGATGAGTGTCAGAATCTGATTAGTTGTATGCAGGCATACCAACCAAGTGCTGGATTAAAATGTCCGAGTAAGGATTTCGTGGATAATGCCAGGTACTTCGCCGTGGGCAATTTTGAATACTTCGATGAGGAGGAAATGGTGGCAACAGGAGGAGGATCGTATTGATGGGTAAGAAAAATGTACAGATATCAAAGGCAGTCAGGCAACAGATCGTGATGGCTAGGAACTCGAGCATGAGTTGGCCGAAGGTGGCGGAGTTGGCGGGATGTGCGAGATCGACTGTCCAGCGGATATATAAGCAGGAGAGCAAGCCGGTGGTCCCGCTCGAGGAGGTAAAGAAGACAATGGAGATAGAGGAGGCGAGGGTATTGAAGATGGTCCCGAATGTTCGGATGATGCTTATTTACTTTGAGCACAAGGAGGGGATCGGGAGGTGTATAAAGAGGCCAAACGACAACCATCCGCCCAAGAGCATGGTATTGGTGAGAAAAATTGAGGGGGAGGATGATTTGTATCGGAAAGCATGAGACGGATGCACAGATGCAACGGAGGATCGATCTGATGCTTCGGGAGATGGTTGTGGATGAGGCATTGGATGCGATGGAGGAGGAGCGGGAGCCTGGTAGTTTTACTCTCGAGGAGATAGCGGATTTTATCGGTGTATCGTTCAAGACAGTTGCCCGAATTGAGGCCAAAGCCCTGACAAATTTACGAAATAAAATGGTAGAATCCTAAAGGAGAAATTATGGAGAACGAAGTACAGATTTTTGAAGAGAAGCCCGATGTGGATGAACTCAAGTTTGAGTTTGAGCGGGCAAAAGCGAATTTATCGACATGGATGGACCGGGCAGAAGATGCTCGGGAGGTTCGTTTCAACGAATGGGCAGGCAAGACGGGTGACGGGAAGAAGAGTGGACCTGAAGCATTTCCCTGGTCAGGGGCAAGTGACCTTGATCCAAATGTTATTAATCCATTAATCGATGGCGATGTTGCCACCCTGACACAGGCGTTGACCAAGGCTAACCTGGTGGCGGCTCCCGTGGAGAGTGGGGATGTGGCATCGGCCAAGCTTGTTACTGAGTTTCTCCGCTGGCGGATGGGTACGATGGATGAACTGATGAGGGAGTCATCGATTGGAGCGAATTATTTATTACAGAACGGGGTGACCTTTTTCGGTACTTACTGGAAGAAGGAGAAGGCGAGGAAGTTTGAACCGATCAGCCTCGAGCAGATTGCCCAGCAATCGCCTGAACTGGCAATGGCGATAGAAGATCCTGAGATGAAGGAAGGCGTGGAAGAGATGTTTTATCCCCTCTTCCCGAAGCTTAAAAAGCGTAGGGTCAAGAAGATGCTTAACGAGTTGCGGAATACAGGTGAGACCGAAATTCCGACCGAAAAAGTGGTCGTAAATCGTCCGGCGGTTAAGGCATATGAGTTGGGCAGGGAACTGATCGTGGACAGTAATGTAATTGATTTGGAATCTGCCAGGAGCATTCACTGCATTCATTATTATTCGCCTGAAGCGTTGAAGCAGAAGGTAAACGAGGGATGGGATGAAGCGTGGATTGATGAAGCCATCGAGAAGGCGAAAGATTTTTACGAGGAGAGATACAGCGACTCGGCCATGCACTACGACTATGGCACAAGCTATGGTAATCAGCACTATGAGGGGCTTATTCGGGTAGTTACTACCTATCGGAAAGAACTCGATGAGGATGATGTTCCTGTAGTCACCAAAACCTGCTGGACGGATGAAATGGATGAAGCAGGATTCCATGAGCCGGTTGGGTATGATGAAGGTCGTTATCCTTTTGTATGTATCACGCGAGAGCATTTAAACCATCGTTTATTGGACTCTCGCGGATACCCTGAACTGCTTAAGAGTTATGAGTTGGCGGTAAAGACAGAAGTCGATAGTCGCCGAGACCGAGCATCGATGAGCACCATGCCACCGGTGGAATATCAGATCGGCAGAAGACCCGAGCGTTTAGGACCGGGAGCACAGCTTGGTGTACGCCGTAGGGGAGAGGTCGGATTCATGGAAATCCCCCGTTATTCGCAGGCAAGCATGGAAGTGGAGATGCAAATCCGTCAGTTGTGTAATCGTATCACAGGACGGGCGACTGGACCTGACGATGCGGTAGAGGCCAATGTGATAAAACAGCACCTGGTCAACTGCTGGCTCAGTGGATGGAAAGAAGTTTTGAAGCGTGTATGGTGCTTGGATCGAACTTACAGCGGACCTATGATTTGGTTTCGGGTTACGAATAACGAGCAGGGAGCACAGTTAATTTTAGACGAAACTGCTGAGTTGTATGATTTTAATATTAGTTGGAACTCGATGAACCAGGACGAGTCCAAGGTGATCGAAAAGCTCGATACAGTTGGTAAGCTGATGGCTCAGTACGACCGCAGTGGTCAGGCTCGATTCGATATTTATCTTCGCAAGGTATTGGAAGCGATTGATCCTAACCTGGCATCGCAATTAATCATGCCACAACAGGAGGCTACCGATAAGGAGATTCAGGAAACTTCTGCGGATATAGCCAAGATAGCATCGGGTCAGGTGGTCAATGTTCCACAGCAGGGAGTAAACTCTCAGCTTCGTCTGCAACAGCTTCAACAGTACATCCAGGGAACTCCCGAAATACCGGCACAGGATGTTCAACAGAGAATGCAAGAGGACGAGAACTTCGCGAAGAGGCTTCAAACATATGCGGGTCAGCTCGAGATGATGGAAGTACAGAACCGCAATAAACTAATTGGCCAGCTAGGGACTGCCCCTGGCAATGTACCAGGTACATCGATGGCCGCTTAATCGAAAGGAATAATATCATGCCATACGGAAAAGGAACTTACGGATCGAAGGTTGGAAGACCTTCCAACAAAGCAAAAGCAATGGGTCGGAAGAAGATGAGTCCGACAGTTAAGAAATTACTCAAGAAGAAAAAGAAAAAGTGAGTAAAACCTATCGAGGCATTTCGTTTGCCGGCTATAACAAGCCCAAGCGAACACCCAACCATCCTAAAAAATCCCATGTGGTTTTAGTTAAAGATGGTGGAAAAGATAAGATGATTCGCTTTGGACAACAAGGTGCAAAGACTGCCGGTAAACCAAAATCAGGCGAGAGTCAGGCGATGAAGAAAAAGCGGGCATCGTTCAAAGCTCGTCATGGCAAGAACATAGCCAAAGGTAAAACTTCGGCGGCCTACTGGGCAAACAAAGTGAAGTGGTAAGATGCCAAAAGACGCTTGTTATAAGAAGGTAAAGGCTCGGGTGAAGGTATTCCCATCTGCTCGAGCATCGCAACAGATCGCCAAGTGCCGGAAGTCGAAGGGACAGGTTCGTAAGACTACCAAAGGTACATCGTTGAAACGATGGGGTGCTGAGAAGTGGCAAGATACACGAACCGGTAAACCATGCGGACAGGGCAAGTCGAATGAATACTGCCGCCCAACCAAAAGAGTTTCGAGTAAAACACCCAAGACGAAATCGGAGATGAGTAAAAGCCAACTGAAACGAAAGAAGGCTGAGAAATCGAAGGTCGGAATGGGACGAAGAGTAAAACCTGTAAGAAGGAAAAAATGACATTAGGAGATGCAGTAGCCGGGCTTGGTGAACAGACCGAGTGGGTTGTGATTAAAGACTTTATTAAAGAACAGAGGGATATGTGCCTGGTGGATTTTCAGGATTATACTCATGTGGACAATCCGCAGAAGCTTGCCCGATTATCGGGTGAGATTGCAGGACTGACTCGAATATTGGAGGCGTTGGACAATGCCGAAACTGACTCCCCATCAGCAATTTAAAAACGCCCACAGGGCATTGATTAATCGTTGGATTGAAGAATCCGACATCGCAGATACGGAGATCGCCAAGATCGCGATGGAGGATCTTGAGGAGTGGCTGGATGAGGATGTTGTCGATTTCGAGTGCGATATGGTGCTCGATGACGATGACGATGATGAAGAGGAAGGGTAACCTCTACGAGCAGAAGTTTTTCTCGGAAGCCCTCGAGCATGGACTGGAGGTCTTTGTGCCATTAGGCGATTATCTGCCACAGGACTGCCTGGTGATGAACACGGCAGGCAAGATATTTAAGATTCAGATAAAAGGGACCGAGAGTAAATCGAAGGACAAGGCTCGGGGTGGATTGGGGCGGTACATGGTAACGACCGCCAGCGGATCTTCAGGCAAAGAGTCGATAGACTGCACAAAAGTGGACATATTGGTGGCATATGTCGAAGATGAAAACATTTTTTACAACATCCCATGCATGGAATTAGACGGGGCAAAAAGGATCGGACTGTATCCTCACAACCCTGATTCCAAAGCCAAGCACGAACGATTTAAAGACAACTGGAAAATTTTTCGGGCTACCTGACAAAACTGCTTTTTAAACTGCTATAATTGTCACTGGTGGAGCATATCTGCTCCGCAGATACAAGCAAGAGAGTGCGAACTCTACAACAAACGCAGAAATTATGGCAGAAACAGTTATTAGCGAGGCTCCGGCTGAATCCACGGGAGCAGAAAACAATCAAGTACGAGGCCCACTATCGGTGGAAGATTTGGCGGCAAGTTTTGTCGAGCAGGTCGAAACAGATCAGGAGGCTCAACAGGCGGATGAGGCTAAAGCGGAAGTCACCGAGACTCCCGAAGAAGCAGAAGCATCGGCCGACCAGGAAGATGTTCTTTCACAGTCTGTAACCGAGTCTGACGAAGAGGAGGATGAGGGAGAAGATACCGAAGAGGAAGAGGTTGAAGAAGAGGTAGAGGAGGAAACTCCAAAGGCTCTCAAGAAAACTCTTAAACAGATTTCGCGTCTTACTGCTCGAGCAAAATCAGCAGAAGAAACAGTGGAATCGCTCAAGAATGAGATTCAAAACCTCAAGCAATCAGGAGGCAGTCAATCGCAACCGGCTCAACCCGAGTTAGAAAACATTCAATCGTTTGAAGACTTGGAAAATTTAAAGCGGGAAGCACAGGCGGCCAAGAAGTTTGCACTTCAACATATTGGCAAGGATTTCGTAGAGGTTGATGGCAAGGAATATTCGGATGATGACATTCGTAATATCCTTACCCAGGCTGACGAATACCTTACTGAAAAGATTCCTCAGAGGAGTGAGTATCTAAGGGAAAAAAGCGAGTGGAGTAGAGATACAATCAACACCCATCCGTGGATGGATTCATCGAAAGATGATGATATATCCGAATCCCGAAGAGAAACCTATAACCAGCTACGAGGCCAATACGGCAACGTACTGGACAACCTTCCCAATGGTGACTTTATCGCCGCCACCCTTGTCAGAGGCATTGAAGCATTAAAAAGCGAGCAATCCGCCAAGGCTCCCAAGAAGGTAGTCAAAAAGCGTAAGGCTCCACCTCCAACCGATGGAGGAGATGCATCCCCGCCAATCGAAAACTCGACCACTCGGAAACAGAAAGAAAAGGCAAAAATCCTGGATCGGAAAGGACCACTCTCGGTTAACGATCTCGCCGCATTTCTAGCGGATTAAATTTCTTAAACTTCAAAATTATTTTTAAAAATGCCAACTAACATTGCAACTTCCTATAATGTAACAAGTGCCAAAGGGGCCTTAGAGAATCTCGAAGGGTATCTGAAATCTGTCGAGCCAACAGAAACGCCGTTATATTCTACGCTATCACAATCAGCCGCACCAAAGGCAACTCTTAATGAGTGGCTTGTGGACTCGCTTGCTGATCCTGAAATCGGTGGAGTAATTGACGGAAATGATCTCGATCTTTCTACTGCTCAAAACTTAATCGACACTCGTGCAAGATTACATAATCGTGTGCAGACATTCCGCGACTACTTTGCGGTCTCTCGTCAAGCTGAGATGATTGATGTCGCTCCTAATGGACAGGGTGGATTATTTGCCGCTTCCAAAGCAAAATCACTTATTCAGCTTAAACGCTCTATCGAAACCGCTATCGGATCAGGAAATGATCAGAGTGCAGGTTCAGGTTCAGCCGCCTCGACCCTTTGTGGGTTAGGGATTTGGTCTGACCCAAGTGCGACCGGAAATACATATGATACAAGTGCCAAACAAGCATTTCGTGCAGTAAGCGGATCTCGCGTATCTCTTGGTTCTTTGACTGAGTCTGCACTTCGTGGATTACTCCAGGCAGTTTACACTGCTAGTGGTGCTAAAGGTTCCTACAAATTGTATGCTGGACCGGCTGTCATGGCGGCCATCACAGATTACACCCGTGCCGCAGTTACCAACAATCCTGTTTACAGTTTCACTCAAGATGTAAGTGGTAAGACATTAGTCGGATCAGTTCTTCATTATGTTTCAGACTGGGGCAGTATCGATATTATTCCTGACCTCTTTATGGGTCGCGTGAATGGATCGGCTTCCGGTACTGACACTGTTGAAGGTACAGTAAACACGGATCGTGCTTACTTAATTCCTGACGATGACACTGTTTCCCTCAAGTTCCTTGAAGGCATTTCCGTAGTGGATCTTCCTGACAACGGAGGTGGAAAGAGAGCATTCTCTGAGTGTATGGCTACACTTCGCGTAGGTAATCCAAGAGCTTTGGGGTCAATCGTTTAAAACACTTCGGGTTTATTATTGATCATGTTGTTATTGGGGAGCCGGTTTAGGGTTAGACCGGCTCCCCTTTTTCCATTTAAATGAGTCTAAATATCATCGTAAGGGGAGGTAAGAAAAGCAGATCGTCACAGGACGAAATCGCTTATTACCTTCGTAAGCATAACGAGCAAGCCGCAGTCAATGAAAAGGCTGGGTATGCACAACGCCAAAAGCAGGCTCGCAAGGCCGCCAAAGCGTTTGAAGGAGGTAAAGGTGACCTTCGACTTGCTCGGGTAACAGACTTAACCACATATGTCCGCCATGAGCAGGAAAGACCTGGATGCTGGGCAGACAAAGGATTCCGTAAGGACTTCGAGAAATCAAACCCCGAGTGCAAGGTTAAACACTAATTTTTTTATATTATGGCAAACTACGCTACCGCCACCTATTCGCAGTTAAAGTCAAGATTCCGAGCATTGGCCGGACTTGATGCATTACAGGCAACAGATGCTAGTTTCCTTCGTGATCTCGTAAATCGTGCGGCTCGTATAGCCCATGAGAGATACCCTTGGCCACAGTTTACAGTCATGGGAGAGAGTGTCGCTATAGTGACATCTGATGCCAACAGGCTACGGATTTACGGAACAAGCAACAAGCTGGCCAACGATGCGAATGTTGTTTTTCGTATTCATAAAGAAGATCCTACTACTACCCGTTACCCTGATGAATATACATTCCTGACCGAGTTAGATTCAGGAGGATATCCATCAGTCAAAATCATTGAGCCTAGCATATTAAACGGAGTAAATGTTTTTGTCACCTATCGTAAAGATTTAAGGTCTGAGATAAACTCGGGATCGGCTACTTCAGGATACTATGGTGATGAGGCTGGCGACTCAGAGGAAATACCAAACTTCTTTTTCGAGTACCTGGTTCATTCAAGCTATGCCAATTTTCTCCGTGGAGATGGCCAAACGGAGAAGGCAATTGCAGAAGAGGCTAATAGTGAAATCATCCTTCAGCAGGAAATCGATTTAGTACGGGAACAATCCCGTCAGTATCGAAATGATATTTTGCAGTATCGTTCCCCATCACAATTTAACCGGCATAACATTCAAGCCGGAGGCAAGCCTGTAAGTCCAGGCATCGCTAATGTTCAATAATGGCAAGAACAGTAACATTTGATTCCCTCGAGAAACGCTTCAAGATGGCGGCTGGACTGCCAACCTTGACGCAGGTCGATGAATTTTTCTTCAAGGAATCTTTAAACAGTCGAGCACAGACAGCCTGGCATCGTTGCAAATGGCCTGAACTGCTCAAACTGGTAGAGAAGTCAGTCGGATCGACGACTAATCCCACAGCAGGCAAGGCAGTACAGATCGACAATGATTTAAACATCATGGAGATCCACCAGGTTTATACGAAAAATCCATTCACAGACAGCACGGCGGTATTGTTAGATTTTAAACTACTGGACGGATACTTGATTCTACCGGCAAACAGTTCGGTTAGTTCTGTCTTTATTGTCGGGACCGCAGTTCGCCCAACTTATGGCAAGGATGCAGGAGAGGAATCGAATGTGCCTGACTTTTTAGCTAACTACCTGGTGGCCGGCGGACTCAGCGATTTTCTTCGAGGAGACGGACAGACAGAGGCCGCCATGCGAGAAGAGAATAGAGCGGAAGAATATCTCGCATTAGAAATTGATCGGGCAGAACGCCTGCAATCGCAAAACAAAATAACCTTTAACACTTATCCGAGCTACTCGTTCGGCATTTCAGTTTTAACCACATCATAAAAAATGGGCATATCATCATTCAATATTCAGAACAGCATGGGAGCCAATGGTTGCACCTATGTTAACGGCACAGGAGCAAACACAGGCGACTTCATCGCAGTTCAATTTACTGAGGATTCAGTGGTTGGAGCAATCACTGGACAAATGGATAATTCGTCCGACTTGGTTGGTGATTTAATCACCTTCAGCCAGGGTCAGGTTTTGTATTTACCATTCTCCAGCATAACTCTTTCGGTTGGTAGTGCGATCCTCTATAAGGCTTAAATAATGCCTTACTTCGGTCTAGGACTTCACATAGGTGATTATGATCCTGACTCAGTGGTCGGACCTGTCATTGATGGAATCCTGCGAACTGAGGCTGGAGATTTTTTACAAACAGAGGCTGGAGCATTCATTCGATTTGAAATTCCACCTTATTTATCCACCGAGGCAGACGAAGTCCTACGAACTGAACTAAACGAACCAATCTTAACTAATTAAATAAAATGGCTAATAAAAAAATTACTGATCTTAGTGATCTTCCATCACCCGC